GGGTGTCACTCAAGACCATTGCAGAGCAGCAAGAGAAACTGCTAGGTATTACTACCAAGGTTTCTGACTTAGAGAAAGACATAGAAACAATGAAGGCTCAAGTAACTGAATCAAAGTTAATTGCTGAAGGCGTTAACGGGTTCTCTAAAAGCATCAAAAACATTGAACGAGAAATTGAAGACCTTTGGAATGGTATGGACTACATTTCTAACCCTCTAAAATAATACATACTATCTCTTAAAAGGAAGTAACAATGGTTGAAGAAACTAAACAGGCAATTGACGTAGCTGCTGCATCTACTGCTGTATTATCCCTGGCTGCCTGGTTACCGCCAACAGCTTCTTTGTTAACAATAGTATGGATGGCTTTAAGGATATATGAGTCTGAAACTGTACAGAAACTTGTACATGGTGAAGACACAAAGGACTCTAAGTAACACTTATATGTACATAAAAGTGTACAGAGTCTACACTTTATGTTGACTTTTAACTAAAAATAGTGTATAATATATGAGTATTTTAAATAGTTTAATAGGGCCAGTGACAGGTCTTTTAGATAAATTCATAGAAGATAAAGATAAGAAAAACGCTATAGCCTTTGAACTAGCTACTATGGCAGAGAAGCATGCCCAAGAGTTAGCCAAGGGTCAGTTAGAAGTTAACAAGACTGAGGCAGCACATAAGAGTTTGTTTGTCGCTGGCTGGAGACCTGCAATAGGCTGGATATGCGGACTAGCTCTACTTTACTCTACTATCCTGTCTCCAATCTTAGGTATATGGTTTACTGTTCCTCCTGTAGATAGCTCACTGCTTACTACTGTGTTAATGGGTATGTTAGGCTTGGGTGCTATGCGTACAGTAGAGAAGACTAAAAACGTACAGAGAGAACGATAATGCCTAGAGGCTTCGACATAAATACAGGTAGAATTAAAAGAGTCACCCCAACTGTTAGTGATCCTGTTGTCAGTTCTCCTACAATGATGGCTGACCCACGACAGCAGGTTAAAGCTGCACCTGTAGCAGAAGAGGTTGTTAATCTAAACGCTGATCCTTTTGCTTCTACTGTTAGCTCGTTTGATGCTGTGCAAGAAAGTCTTATACCTAAAGCTCCTGCAACTGGTCAGTGGGACTCACGTATCCCGCCTATGATATGGGATGCTTCTAGAAAAATGAACGTACCTAATCCTGCTTATGTTGCTCCTGATTATTCAGGACTTGAGCTGTTAAATTCTTTGGGTACAGATTATGATTTTAGCAACATAGCTGAAGTTTCTAAACAGATACAACAACAAGAAACAGAAAAGTATGGTTTAATTGCACAACCAGAGGACTTCAACGCTTTAGAGTCTGTAGACACTGCTGCACAAAACATTTATTTAGACGAAGCCAATAAGATGATTAAGGACTTCGGTGTAGAGAAAGAAGACGCTGAGCAATGGTACTCTGACATTCTTGAGTTTACAGAAGACCGTCCTGTATACGGTTTAGATGTTAGTCCTGAACTGTCTGGTTTAGCTGGCCAAAAAACACAGTTGCAAGACGAAGGATACGTTAACAAAACAAACGAGTGGGTCAACGAATTAAAAGGTCTAAAACAACAAGACCCAGCTTCTTTTACTTCTTCTTTTAATGAAATGCCTACACAAAGTAAACTACAGTATTTGTACAGTGCATACGAGAAAGGCGATTTAACTGAAGACCAGTATAAAGAAAACTTTAAAAACACTGTCAATGCTAATTACGATCCACAGACAAACCCTAACACTAAAATAATAATAGATATTAAAGGTAATGATTATTTAGTAGATGCTGATAGTGTTTACGGCCAAATGACTGACCCATTCTTTTTAAAGTCTGGTGCGTTTTATGCAGATGATTCTTTGTACTTCCCCTCAGAAAAGATGTCGGAAGGTGCTTGGTTACAGTCAATAGGGTCTGGTCAAAAAAGTGCAGAAGATAAAATATCAGATTTACTTGAGCCTAGCACAGCGTCTTTCTTTTTAAACAACCCTGTAACTCAAATAGCAGGTCTTGTTATCCCAGGTTTTTCAGCGGCAACGACACTAGCTAAAGTAGCCACAGGTGAGGATGTATCACCAATGGAAATAGCCAGTGGCTTGTTGACTGGACTAGAGATGTCAGGCGCTATTAAAGCTCCTGTCGCTGGTTCAAGCGCAGCACCAAAGGGTGGTGTCGGCCCTGTCTTACCCTCTGAAGGCACAGGCTTGTTCAACTCTACTTATGCACAAACACAGACTGCCTTAAACGTAGCAGCCGCAGGCGATGCTGAAGGCGCTGCTCTTGCTTTAGTAGGTGATAAACTTATTACAGGTGGCTTAGACAAAGTAGGACTAGACCAAGCAACTATTGAGAACGCTGGTATTCAGTATGATGACTTCCAAGCTGGTGTAGGTAAGGTTGTTAGTGAAGTAGCTGGCGGAGCAGACCTAGATGATGCTTTAGTACAAGGACTAGGCAAGTACATCAGAGAAGGCGGCACACTAGGCTCTGTTGATCTACCTTCCGTTGATCTAGGTATTGACCTAAGTGGTCTTAAAGACGTTATTAAGCCTATTGTAGAAACTGTAGAGGACATCGGCAGACCTATAGTAAAGCTAGTTGAAGATGCTGGTAGACCTGTTGTAGAAGCAGTAGAAGACGTTGCTAGACCTGTTGGCGACATTGTTGAAGACGTAGCACAGGGCGCTGGTGATGTGTTGTCAGACTTAGACACAGCAGTTAGACAGGCTTTACCAGACATAGACTTACCTAGTGTAAACTTAAACTTAGGTGGCTTGCTTACAGGTGCAGGCGCTGTAGCTATTCCACAGCTTTCAGCTACACGCACTACAGATGATTTGTTTAAAGACGAACTGTTTAAATTTCAAACAGAGATTGGCGTAGACGTAGAGCCTTTGGAATACGTAGATTTAAACGCACCAGCAGAGAACTTTTTTGAAGACCCAATACTTGGACGGAGCTATAATTTCTAATGACATACTTACAACTAGTTAACAGCGTACTGCGTAGGCTGAGAGAGGACGAAGTAACTACTGTAGCTCAGAACAGCTACTCTAAACTTATTGGAGAGTTTGTTAACGATGCTAAACGCATTGTAGAGGATTCATGGGACTGGTCTTCGTTACGTACCACACTTACTGTGCAGACTTCTGCTAATGTTTTTAGCTATGCTCTCGTAGGTTCTGGTTCTGCTCTCAAGACACTAGACGTTATCAACGACACCTCTAATGTCTTTATGAAACAAGCCTCATCATCTTGGATGAACAACTCTTTCCTCAACGGCGAGCCAGCAAGAAGCTCTCCTTGTTACTACTCTTGGAATGGTTTTAACGAAAGCGGCTATGCTATTGTTGATGTCTATCCTATTCCTAACGATGTATATGATTTACGTTTTAACGTGGTCAACAGAGACGCTGCGTTTACTGATGATGTTTCAGTCCTTAACGTACCATCAGCACCTGTCATCCACTATGCTGTAGCTCTAGCTGCACGAGAGCGTGGCGAGACTGGCGGTGCTTCCGCACAAGAGCTATACAGTATTGCTGACTCCACACTAGCTGATGCAATCGCTATGGATGCAGCTAGATTCCCTAGTGAAACTATCTGGACTTCTTAAATGGCACAACAACTACAGAACATTACAGTAGCTGCACCAGGATTTGCTGGACTTAACACACAGGACTCGCCTATTGGTCTTGGCCCTTCGTTTGCTGCTGTTGCAGACAACTGTGTTATTGACAAGCTGGGTCGTATTGGTGCGCGTAAGGGTTGGGAAGCTGTCTCTACCAATGGCTCTTCTGTGCTAGGTAGTAGCCGTGGCATTGAAACTGTATACGAGTTTATTGATAACTCTGGCGATAAGGTTATATTGTCAGCAGGTAACAATAAAGTATTCTCAGGCACTACAACCTTAACAGACATTACACCCAGTGGTTATACACCTACAGCTAACAACTGGAAAACAGTGTCGCTGAACAATCATGTCTACATGTTTCAAAGAGGTCACGAGCCATTACTAGGAACAGACGAGTCAGGTTCTTTTGTTCTAGAAGCTATGTCAGACCACAGCCACAGCACAGGCACAGCTCCACAAGGCAACGAAGTCTTAGCAGCCTATGGTAAGTTGTGGGTAGCAGACGTTGTAGGCAACAAGCACACTGTCTACTGGTCAGATACTCTTAACGGCCATGCTTGGACAGGAGGTGCGTCAGGCTCGTTAGACGTTACTCTGGTATGGCCTACAGGCTTTGACGAGATAACGGCTCTAGCGGCCCACAATGGCTTTCTAATCATCTTTGGCAGGAAGTCTATACTTGTGTACTCAGGTGCATCCTCTCCTGCCTCTATGACGCTTACAGACACCATAGAAGGCGTTGGCT